GTTCTGGGACGCCGTCAAGGCCGACGCCGCCAAGCTGTACGGCAAGGCGGAGGAGGCGCCCGAGGACGAGCGGCACACGATCACCCGCGCCGAGGCCCGCCGCATGTACGACGAGTACGTGTACCGGCAGATGCTCGCCGCCGACGAGGCGTGCAACGGCAACCTGCTCAACGCGAAGGCCCGCGCCGCCGGCGTCTCGCCGCTTAGCCTGTTCAGTGGGCCCGCCCGCATCGCCTACGCGCGAGCATCGGACGAGCTGAAGGAGTGGTGGGCGACGCACGGCCGCCTGACTCAGGCCGAGTGGATCGAGCAGGTGACCGGCCGCGAGCAGCGATGGTCTGCCACAGCCCGCAAGAACGAGAGCGACCACCAGAACAAGCGGTAGGGGGCGGTATGGGCACGCGGCAGGACATCGTCAGAGCGTTCCAGGAGGGCACCGAGGCCGGGCGCCGAGGCGACCCCCCGACCGCCTGCCCGTACCGCGACCTCCTGCGCACGGCGTGGATCAGAGGCTACGTCCAGACCGCGCCGCCCCTCGCCGACCAGGACGAGGACGCATAGCACACACCACCGACAACCCCAGGGGCCCGCAACCGCGGGCCCCTTTCCCATGTCCAGGAGTGACACCCATGTCCGAAGCCGCCGCCCCCGCCGCCGCGAACGCCGCCGCCTCCACCGGGGCCGCCGCGCCCGCTGCCGCCGAGGCCGCCGCACCGACCGCGACCGCGACTCCCAGCCCGGCACCGGCCGCGCCCGCGACCGCGCCGGCCCCGTCGCCCGCACCGGAAACGCAGGACATCACCAGCCTGCCCGAGTGGGCCCAGCAGCTCATCCGCAACGCCCAGCAGCAGCCCGCCCCGCAGGCACCGACCGCGCCGCAGGCCCCCGCGCCCGTGACGCCGACCACCGCCGACGGCGACGTGACCCGCCTGCCCAGGTGGGCACAGCAGGCCGTCACCGACGGGCAGCAGGCCGCCCGACAGCTCGCCATCCAGAGCGCCGTCATCCAGGCCGCGCCCGCGGCCGGCGCCGACGTCGCCCGCCTGCTCGACTCGCAGGCCGCCATGCGCGCCCTGTCCGCGGTCGACCCGAACGACGCCGCCGCCGTACAGCAGGCGATCACCAACACGCTCGCCACGCACCCGCACCTCGCCGCCGCCGTCACCGGCCCGGCCCGCGGTGGCGCCGAGTTCGGCTCGCACGCGTCGAGCGAGGTCACGCCGCAGCAGTTCGCGCAGATGAGCTACGCCGAGCGGGCCGCCCTGTACCAGAACGACCCCGACACCTACCGGCGCCTCGCCGCCGGTTCCTGACCACGCCCGGCACCGCGCCGGGCACCCCGACGCCCGGCCACCGTGCCGGAGAAAGCAGGTAGACCACCATGGCTCAGACCACCTCTGCCGACATGATCGTCCCCGAGGTCTGGGGCGACATGGCCCAGGCGGAATTCCTCGGCAAGGTCCGCGTCGCCGGTAGCGCCGCGGTCATCGAGGACAACACCCTTGAGGGTGCGCCGGGCGACACCATCCACTTCCCCAAGTGGGGCGCCCTCTCGGATCTGGACGACCTCACCGAGGGCACGCCGATGACCCCGGCGAAGATGTCCACCAGCGACGCCACGGCCACGATCCGCGAGGCCGGTAAGGCCGTGGAGATCACCGACACCGCCAAGCTCACTTCGCTGGGCGACCCGGAGGCCGAGGCCCGCCGCCAGTTCGGCGTGCTGGCCGCCCGCAAGGTCGACGCGGCCCTGATCGCGCAGGCGCAGGCCGACGAGACCGCGCAGGGTGGCGGCAACCCCTACAAGTTCACCGCCACCTCGGCGAAGTTCACGTGGCTGGACGCCATGGTGCCCGCCATCGGCCAGTTCGGCGACGAGTGGGAGCCGTCCGACTTCGCCGGCCTGTACCTGAACAGCGCCCAGCTCGGCGACGCGCTCGCCGACTCGCAGTTCGTCGACGCCGCCAAGCTCGGCAACGGCCCGAGCGCCGCGGTGTCGGGCAGCATCGGCCGGATCGGCGGCGTGCCCGTGTACATCACGAACCGGATCGCCGCGGGCACGTTCCTGCTCATGAAGAACGGCGCCCTGGGCCTGCTGTACAAGCGGCGTCCGCTGGTCGAGTCCGACCGCGACATCCTCGCCCGCTCCACCGTCGTCACCACGACTCTGCACTACGCCGTGAAGCGGCTGGACGACCGTGGCGTGTGCGTCGGCACCCTCGCCGCGGGCGCCTGATCAGGAAGGAGGGCGCCGCCATGATGCTGCGCCGGTACCACCCCGAGCCGGACCCGGACGAGTCCGGGCCGGACACCACCGACGACGCCTCGCAGCCCAAGCCTGCGGGGCGTTCGCGTTCCAGGAGCACGAAGGGGGAGTGAGCCGTGGGCCGCGTCTACGCCACCGCCGAGGACTACGCCGCGTGGACCGGCCAGGCCACCCCGCCGCCCGACATCGGCCGCCTGCTCGCCCGCGCGTCCGAGGACGTCGACAGCGCCCTGATGACCGCCGTCTACGACACGGACGCCGAGGGCATGCCGACCGCCCCGGACGTGCGCGCGGCACTGCGCGACGCCACCTGTGCCCAGGTGGAATACCAGCAGGCGACCGGTGACGACGGGACCGGGGCCGTCGGCCGGTGGGACTCCGTGTCCCTGGGCCCGGTCTCTCTGTCCGGCCGAAAGGACACCGCGGGCGGGGCCGGGACGCTCGACCTCGCGCCGCGCGCGGACCGCGTCCTACGGCGGGCCGGGCGGCTGCCGGGGGTGGTCTGGTGACCGCGCTCCCTGGATGGCTGCTGCGGCACACGGTCACGATCGAGCCGTACGAGGGGAGCGGCGCCTACGGGCCCGTCTACGGCGAGCCGGCCGCCGCCGCGGCCCTGGTCGCCGAGACCGTCAAGCACGTCCGCGACGCCACGGGCGAGATCGTCGTCTCTACCGCGCAGGTCTACGCGGGCCCCGATCTGGTCTGCCCTGTCGGCTCACGGGTGATCCTCCCGGACGGCCGGATCACGCGGGCGCTCACCGTCTCCCACCACACCGCGCCGGGCCTGCCCGTGCCCGAGTCCACGGAGGTGTACTGCGAGTGAGTCCCGTCGGTATTACGTGGCGCGGGCCGGCGGTTCAGGCCGCGCTCCGGGCCGCCGCGGTCCGGGGGGTGCGGCTCGGCACCGAGCACCTGCTTGAAGTGGCCAACCAGAAGGTGCCGATCGAGGAAGGCACCCTCGAACGGTCCGGCGTGGCCACGGTCGACGAGAGCGAGGTGATCGGGGCGGTGTCGTATGACACCCCCTACGCCGTTCGGCAGCACGAGGACATGAGCCTGCGGCACGACAACGGCCGCGAGGCGAAGTGGCTTGAGAAGAGTCTCCACCAGGAGAACGGGACGATCACCGCCATCATTGCCGCGCAGGTGCGGAGGGCTCTCCAGTGAGTTTCCTCCGCGATCTGGTCGATGGTCTCGCCCGCACGCTGGCAGACGCGGGCGTGGCCACCTACCGGCCGGCAGGCGTGTACACGGCGGCAGAGACCGCGATCACGGACACGGTCATGCCGGACAGCCCCGACCGCGCCGTCGTCCTCACCGCCTACGACACCACCGATGATCCCGCGCTGACTGACTGCACGGTGGCCGTGCAGGTGCGCACCCGCGCGGGCGTGGACCCGCGCGAGGTTGCCGACCTCGACGACGCCGTGTTCGGCGTGCTGCACGGCCTACGCGACCGCCAGTTCGGCACAGCCGCCGTCCGCTTCATACGGCGCGACAACAGCGCCTCGATGGGCCGCGACGCCGTCGGCCGGTTCGAGCGCACCAGCAACTACAGCGTGCGGGCCCAGCGCCCGCCGTCCGACCGCCTCGAATAGGAGGACACACCCGATGACGACCCCCGTTCCGCCGACGGAGACAGAGACCGCGCTCGCGCGCCGGTACCGCGTGGACGTCGACCTCGGCACCGACGGCACCCCGTCGTGGTCGTGGCTGCCCGGCATCAGCGACTTCGCCCCCAAGATCGACCCCACGCAGCAGGACTCCACCACGTACGACGACGACGGGTGGGCCGACCAGACCGT